CCTTGAAAACGCCTCCTGCAAGCTCTCACGGGCCTTCTCGACGGTATTTGACGGCGCCTGCTTGTCACCGTATCCTCTTGCGGACAGGTCACGAGCTGCTGCTGCAAAGTCGCCGCCATGTTGGAGGATGGCGAAGACTGCAAACGGTGAGTAAGCCTTGCCCGCTTCCAATGGATGAGCGGATGAGGAAAAGACATAGAAGCGATTCGGTATCTTGTCCCATGTTGCGCTGATGCCGTTTCGCTTACCAGGACGCCGCCAGTAATTGACGCTCTTGACCGTTTCCCAGTCATGGGCACGCAACAGGTCGAAGAACGCAGCCGTATCCCGATCGTACGCATCGCCCGGGCGTTCCCCGTTCGGGATTGTCCCTGATCTGGAAACGACCTCGACGGCTTGGACGCCTTCGTCAAACGCCCTTGCGTTGGTCAGCAATGCCTCGATGTCCTCCTTGCTCAGGATCGGGATGTCGGTCAGATCGCCCGCCAGACTGTACCCGTCCGATGGTGCAATCAGGACATACCCGCCCTTGCCCCGTGTCTCGATCAAGACCTCGCCCAGACTGTTCCGAGCCAGTACCGTGTTGCCAACTGGCGTTTCCGTTCGGAAGAAGTAATGCCGCCCGCCGCTGGGACTGGTCTGCATTGGAAGTTCGGCCAGAATGTCACCCATGCCCGTGGCATAGGCAAAATTCTCAAACGATTCCAGATGCTGATCGGACCCGTCAGCAGGGATGTCCAAGTCCAGACATTGAACGGTCCCGCAGACCAGTGCGATGCCGTGAGCGGATGCAAACCACTGCTCAATTTCGGCCTCGGTCGGAACACGATCCTGTAATGGTTGCCATTTTACTGCTGGCCGTTTCGTGGTCAGGTCTGCAATCGGGACGGTACTGATGCCGACCTTGGCGAGGTTGTGTGCGGTATCCTTTAACGCATCCATGCAGGTAAGCTCCCTTGCGTTTGCGGATTGTAATCGACCTTCACCTCGGACTCCTTGGCATTGCTAAAAATGGCGTGCTTCATGTGATCCTTCATGGTGTCGTGATCGGTACTCTTGCGCTCAATCGTTCGCCAGACTTGGACCTCAGCGTCAGCAATGACGACGTGGACGTTGACAGGTTTCTTTTGACCGAATCGCCATGACCGTCGGACGGCTTGGTAGAATTGCTCATATGAATAAGAAATGGACGCAAATGCGATGTCATTGCAGTGTTGCCAATTCATCCCGAAGCCGCAAATGGACGCCTTACTAATGATAACTCTGGCCTTGCCGTGAGTAAATGCCATGAGCCTCTCCTCCTTTTGATCCGGCGTGTTTGATCCCCTGACCTCAACTGCATCGGGAATCATGCGTGCCAGCATCTCGCTTTCATCATTGGATTCGCACCATACAATCCACGGCCGATCATTTGAATTGACCAGTCCAGCCACGAAGTCGCAGCGATCTTCAAGCGATTCACGTTTCTTCTTATGAAGCGATGTCGCATTGACTTCCGGCATATCAAACAGCAGACCCTCCTCAAATGCGGTCTTTGTATCGGTTTCAATCTTGTGCGTCTTGATGTTAAGAGGTGGCAGATTGTAACCATCGTCAGAATATCCCAAGTCAGATGGCTTTGACACGCAGGCCGCCCAAGATGCCACCCATTCCCAAAAGCTCTGAACGGCGTGGCCCTTCAATCTCCAGTCCGCAGTGTTCGCAGAATCGTGAACAAACCAACGAGTCAGCATTTCGTTTGTGTTCATAATCCCGAGAAACTCAGAATGATTGCCAAGTTCCTTGTAATCGTTCGGCGCTGGTGTCGCAGTGCAAGCCAATCGGTAAGGTGTCCATGTAAACAGATCGCAGAGCATATCCTTTGTCTTGCTGTTCATTCCTTTAAGAATTGAGCTTTCATCCAGTACAACGCCAGCAAATCGGTTTGTGTCGAAGTTCTCCACTCGCTCATAATTTGTGATCGTGACCTTGCCTTCGACGCTTCCATCCTTTGAGTATCTAATTGGCAGACCAATGAGTTTTTCGGCCTCCTCGATTGTCTGGTAAGCAACCGCAAGTGGTGCGATAATCAGAACATCTCCAGGAATATGACGTGCCCACTCAGTCTGAATAATGGTCTTACCTAGTCCTGTATCAAGGAAAGCTGCTCCACGTCCAACTTGCAAAAGATATTCAAGGCAACGACGTTGAAACGGAAAAAGCGATTGGCTGATGGATTTTGGGAATATCGGATCGGCCTTAAAAGCCATATCCTTTTTGCGTGCCAGCAAATCAAAATAGTTGCTCATTGCTTGCCTCTGCATAGGTTAAATTATCACAAGCCTGTTTCCAATAGCTTTGCTTGAGTTCTGTTCCAATGAAGCGACGTCCATGCTTTACGGATTCATATCCTTCGGACCCGATCCCTGCAAACGGACTGAATACGACATCGCCTGTATTCGACCACATGACAAGGCAGCGGTAAATCACATCAAGTTGAAGCGGACAGATATGGCGTTCGTCCTTTTCATCCCGTGCATGGCGTCCGTTCAGTACATTGGTTTGATTGATGTCCATCCATACAGGTGAGGCCCATTTCTGCCATTGCTCGACGGGAAAGCTCTCATTGGTGTGTTGGACTGGATTGTCATTGTCACCAGGCTTCACAAAGACAAGCAAGTAATCGGGATTTCCCATGCGTGATCGGGTTGAATCCTTCTTGAGCTGCTTATGCAAAAGCCCAAGTGCCTTGGTTCGTTGCATTTCGACAACGGGATCTTTCCAAATCGTAATTCGGCAATGGAATATCCATCCCTCTTTATTGTGCGCACGGATTATCTCTCCGCTAAAGTCCCGCCTGCCAATGTATCCGTGCATGGCCTTCGATGAAGGCAAATCCATGCAATGCACGCAGCTTATGCGACCTGGCTTTGTGATTCGGATGTTCTCCTTGATGAGATACTGATATTGCTCAAAGAATTCATCATCGTCCTTACAGTTGCCCATATCCGCAACGCTGTCCGAGTAGGTGTAAAGCGATGCAAACGGTGGCGAATATATGGACAGATCAATGCAATTGTCTGGCAGTTGTTGAGAGATGGCGACGCAATCGCCATGATACATGGTCCAATTAGACCCGTGTTTTTCGTTTAGGCATTTCATAGTTTTATTGTTGATATTTCAGTTTAGTGTAGATTGACCGCCGCTTGTAAGCCTGCGCTCTGAGCATCGGGTCAAACGTGTCCCGAAAGTCATAAATGATCCCTCGCTCCTTGCCTGCATACGGACGCAAGACCCGCCCCGTGCGCTGTTCGAGCTTTGTTGCAGATCGGCCAGCGTTGGCGATGATGAGGACGCCAGCACAAGGGACGTCCAGTCCTTCGTCGGCCAATGTGGACGCAATCAGAATCGGCAGCTCGCCAGACTTGAAAAGCTCAATGACCCGCCGGCGCTTGGCCTTGCCCATCTTGGAATGACACAGCTCCGAGAATGGCAACTGGTCACGGAGATGCTCGCCGTACTCAATGGTCGAGATGAGGATCAGCACGCTATTGTCGCCAGCCTCATCCAGCGCCGTGTTGACGATGGCATCGGTGCGCTTTCGGTTGCCGCATAGTCCGATCTCGGCAGCAGCCTGCCAATGTGCTCGGCTCTCCTGTTCTGCGGCCATGTCTGGATTGGCAAACAGGTATGGATAACGCCTTGCCCGTTGCTCGATCAGGTAGTCACGGCGGTCCCCGATTCGGTAGGCAATGTCATCGTCAAATGCGTTTAGCCAACGGACCTCTGCCCGTGTCAGGTGGCCATCCTCGACCAACTGATCCCGCTCGACGACGAAGACGGGACCGAACAGATTCAGCAATGCGTTGTTGCGCATCTCGTCCCGATCAAATGGCGTTGCGGTAAAGCCCCAGCGGAATCGGTTTGCGGTTGTGATCTTTGCGGCCCATGTCGGCGCTGGCGCATGGTGGCACTCGTCAACGATCAGCAGGTCGCATCCGTAAACGTCCAGGTTGCCCGCTGCGCATCCGATCTGGAGATTGACACGGTCGGCAATGTGATGGCGTGCCATGGCAGTCTCGATCTGTTGGCATTGTTCAATGGTGTTGGCCATGACGACGACCCGCTCGATGCCGTATCCCATGCCAATGACCTCGTTCACGGCTGCGGCCATCATGACAGTCTTGCCCGATCCGGCTGGGGCATGGATGATGGCCCGATAGTTGTGGAGCAGGTGGCGCACGGCCTTGGTTTGATAATCTCTCAGGTTCATCGCTCTGCCCTCCACCCGTAGCTCATGACGAAAAAGGCGGTCTCACGAATTGACTTGTAATCGGACCATCCATGGCGCTTGCACAGTGCGGTCAGCCATTGCTCAAAGTCGGCCTGATCGTCGAGCGTCCACGTCTGCGTCAGATACCATTGCAGCCCGTTCTCAACTTGGTAGGCCAGCGCATCCTCAAATGATTTCCACTGCAGTCCGACACGGTTTCCCATCTCAATGATGGCAATCTCAAATATGTCCTTCTTTGTCATGAGAACGTGACCTCCCCGTCGATGCCCTGGAGAAATTCAATATCGGAAGCAGGCATGATTTTGCTGCGTCCGTTGACGTAAACGGCCATTGTCTTGGCCCGTTTCGGCTTTATTGCTTTGAGTTGTTCGACTGTCATGTCGGATGTGATTTGGATTGGTTTAGTTTTTGCCATTAGATTGTAGAATTTGAATTTGTTTTACTAGAGCTTGATTGATGACGATCAGCTTGAGGTTGTCGCCCGCCAACTCTTCCTTTTCGGACTCAAGGCATTGTATGATCTGCCTCATGTCCTCGATGGTATCAAGTGCGGATTCGTAAATCTCACGGCTGACCATGTTGCGCTCCAATGATGTTGAGAAATTGATCTGCCAGTAACGTCACCAGCCACGGCCCCCGATTGCGCTTGTGAGCAACAACGGGAACCTGATGGCTGGCAGCGTCACGTTGAGCCTGAGCGATGGCATTGTGGATATTGAGCGCCTCGACGCATTTGACCTCGAAGTGAATCCAGTCGAGTTGCGGACATTTAACATCTGGCGAGTCTGGCCCGCCAGCACGTTGCTGACCTCGTTCGGCATCGTAACCGAATGACCGCAGCTTGTCCCGCCATGCACGCTCTCCCCGTGCGCCCTTCGCTCGGCTATTGATTGGCATCAGAATGGCAAGTCCGCTTTTTCGTTCTTGCGTGCGAGTTCAGCGGCCCGACGGTTGAGTCGCTCGGCAAGTGACTTTGCCTTGTCCTCATCCATCGCAGCAGGTTTACGGCCGCCGATGGGATTGAGATACGCAACCTTGGCAACGGCCTTGCCCTCATACTCCTCAGTCACGATCTTGATCTGGCAATCCTTGCCCTTGAATTGGTTCAGGTCCAGAAAGTCCCCATTGAAGGAAAAGACCTCGTTGAGGTTGTTGACGGTATTCTCCAATGCCCGATCCGTGAGCCATGCGTCAAAGTAAGCATGGTCATTGACTTCGGCAACGAAGAGCTTGAATTTGAGCGACGGTGTCCCGTTGCTTTTGGATTCGGCAAGGATGACATCCTCGACCGTTGCGTTGTAATAGCCTGGTGTAGTAATCATGATTATTTCTGATATGATGGTTGATAGATAGTTTCCACGAGCTCGCTAGTGTTGCGCCAGTCATTGGATTTAAACCGATTTTCCATTGACTTGATGGCGTGGGCCACCTTATCCCGTCCGAGCTTAAGCCAATCGGGATCAGCCTTGAACATTTGCGCCTCGTACGGCTGGTCTTTCTCGACGGCAAACCAGTACCAGGACGGCATCCTGATCGTGGAATGATAATGAATGAGCTGATAGAGTGCGGCCTGCTCAATGTACCCGTACGTTCCAATGGACCGCTCAAAGTTCGAGAATCCAGAACGCAGATTGGCCGTGGTCTTAAAGTCGATGATGATGTGACCGTCGCCAAACAGTTGCGCCTGCTCGCTTGTTGGATCGGTGATTATCCAGTCGTACTTGGCCTGCAGGGTAAACGTCTCCATGTCCAGGCGCTCGACCATCTGGGCCTGACCCGATTGCATCATGATGCGGTACTGATCGGTCCTGCGGACGGCATCGGCAATGGTTTGGACCTCATCGTATGACGTATCGGTCAGCACGATCTTGTCCGCATTGCCATCGACAACTTCCTTGTGCCCCTTGCTGGCTGCGGTCTTGAATCCGCTGGCAATGACTTTGTCGCCCCATCCGTAGACAATGGCTTCAACGGCATGGCCAATGGCAAACGCTGGTGACGGCTCTGGAAACGGGATCGTCTTGGTAACGTACTGGCCGCCGAACAGCATCGGGTTGGCCATGAACGTCTTAAGAGCAGTCGAGCCAATGCGTGGCTTGCTGACTGGCTGCGTATGGTATTCTGAGTCGGTTTCGTATTTCATGATTTGATTTAGTGTTTAGTCTTATTTCAGTTTTGCCTCTGGCGTACGGACACGGATCGCTTCCTGCACCTTTCCAAATGCCTTGACCTTGGCAGGGTACAGCGTGACCTGCTTTCCGACCCACTGATCAGCATCGGGCCCGTGCAGTTGTGCGATGCTGTCAGCATTTGTTCGGTTGCAAACCATCCCCTTACGGGCCTCGGCAAATCTCAGGACAAACTTGGTTTCCTCCGAATTGCTTTGCGGGACAAAGATGGTTTCCCGTCCGACCGATTCAATGGTCAGCGTCCTGTCGCCG